TTTCGATCATCGTTCAACACTAACGCAATGACAATGTCATTTGGTGAAGGTAACAGGAACTATGGTTTGCAACTCCTCAACCAAATCCACACTCTCTGCCCTGAGTTGTATCCGACAATGATTAAGGAGCAAAAAAATGTCAGACTCGCTGATGACAGAGCCAACCCAAACCAATGAAGGCAGTACACAGCAAGAAGTAGATACATCAATTGATGCAACTACTGAATCACAGCAGCAAGCTGAAACTGTAGAAGATCAACAAGATTCGGATGAATCCGCTGTTGAAAGTGAAACTAGCGAACAGGAAACCCCTAAAGAAGGTGCACCTGAAGCCTACGAGTTTAATAGTAAGGTGGCTGACGCACCCGAAGAACTCGACTCCGAAGTTTTAACTGCTTTCGGGGAAGTCGCTAAAGAACTTGACCTTTCACAGGAAGCTGCACAAAAAGTATTAGACAAAGTTGCACCTGTTATGCAGGCAAGACAAGCAAAAGTTGTCGAAGACGCTAAACAAGATTGGGCGAACGAAGCTAAAGCTGACCAAGAATTTGGTGGTGAAAGCTTAGATACTAATCTAGAAATAGCTAAAGCTTCGCTTAACGCTTTTGGTACTGATGCTTTGAAGTCGCTGCTGTCAGAATCTGGATTGGGAAATCATCCTGAGATTATCAGGTTCATGTACCGAGCAGGTAAGGCAATTGGTGAAGATAGTTATGTTGGTAATTCTCAAGGTGCATATGCCAAAGGTGGTGTACCAAAAGATTTTAACGGCATAGCTAACGCACTATATTCTAATCAGCAAAATTAGTAAGGAGATTTAAATGGCTACTCTCTCATCATCAAATTTAACCCTAGCGGATTGGGCAAAAAGATCTGACCCAGACGGTAGAGTTCCAATTGTTGCAGAATTATTATCACAAAGCAACGAAATCCTAGACGATTGCGTGTTCAAAGAAGGTAATTTACCTACTGGTGAACGTGTAGTTATTAGAACAGGACTACCCGGTGTTTACTGGAGAGCATTAAACCAAGGTATTCCATCAAGCAAATCAACAACTGCTCAGATTGATGAAGCTTGCGGAATCCTAGAAGCTCGTTCTGAAGTAGACAAAGACTTAGCAATGTTAAACGGTAATACAGCACAATTCCGTTTATCAGAAGATACTGCGTTCTTGGAAGCAATGAACCAGACACAAGCTGAGACAATGTTTTACGGCAACCCCGGAACAGATCCTAAGAAATTTTTAGGATTAGCACCAAGATATGGCGATCTATCAGCAGATAACGCAGTTAACATCCTTGATGCAGGTGGCACAGGTTCTGATAACGCTTCTGTTTATTTAGTTCTTTGGGGTGATAATACTGTTTATTGTCCTTTCCCTAAAGGATCTAAAGCGGGTCTGACACACGAAGATCTAGGTGAGCAAACTGTTTACAACAGCGATGGTACAAGGCTACAAGCTTTTGCTACTCGTTACCAATGGAAGAATGGTCTAGTTGTTAAAGATTGGAGATACGTTGTTCGTATTTGCAATATTGACATTTCTGACTTAATTGGTTCTACAGGTACACAAGCACCTACTGCAGCTACAGCTTTAATTAAGCTTATGGCAAGAGCATTGTACAGAATACCAAACATGGCTATGGGTAGAGCAGCGTTCTATATGAACAGATCTGTACACTCAGGTATGGCTATTTCAGCACTTGATAAATCACAAAACGTCTTGGCTATTCAAGAAGGTTTAACACAGTTTGGTTCAGCACAAAGTTACTTATCATTCTTAGGTGTTCCTCTAAGAAGAGTAGACGCATTGCTTAACACAGAAACTCGTGTAGTTTAATTTGTTTATTTTTTAGGAGTCTTAAAATGATTACAGACAAACTGCTCCGAGTGAGCGAAGATCAAGCAGTTACTGGAACTGCTGTATCTACTGACACTATTGATCTAGTTACAGCTAGAGACATAGGTGAAGGTACACCTCTATATATGAATTTTGCCGTAACAACTGCAATGGCAGGTGGTACAAGCATTAAGTTTGAGGTTATTACTAGTGCAAACGCTAACTTGTCTAGTCCTACTGTTATTGGTAGCAGCGATGCAATCCTTACAGCAGCACTTACATTAGGCAAAAATGTAGTTGTACGTCTTAACCCAGAAATCGCTGGCAAAGGTCAGCAGTATCTAGGTGCAAGATACACAGTTGCAGGTACTTACACAGGCGGTAAGATAACTGCTGATATAGTAGAGACTATAGGTGACGGTAGGAAGTATTATGCTTCTGGCTTCACCGTAGTATAATTAGGAGTGACCTATGCCAATTTACAAAGCTAAAACCAAATGTTTCGTGGGTAATTCTCTACGAGATGTAGGTGAAGAGTTCGAGTATAATGGTGAATTTTGTAAGCATTTAGAGTTAATAAGCGGATCTGGATCTGAACCTGTATTACCAAAGACAGCGACAGCAGAACCAGTTAAAGAAACTACTATTGACTATGAAGCTATGACAAAACGTCAGTTAGAGGAATATGGTCGTACTATCGGCATTGAGCTAGATAGAAGACAAACAAAAGTTTCTCTAATACAAAAACTTGAAGCAATAAACAAATAGGCTAGGTCTTCTATTTAATTCATGGGGGGCTAGTAGTAAAACTGCTACCTCCCTCTTTTTATAGGATTTGTTATGGCAACTGAAGTAGATATTTGCAACCTTGCCCTTGCACATTTGGGTGATGATGCAACAATAGCTTCTATAAAACCACCAGAAGGTTCTGCACAGGCAGAAAAATCTGCACGGTTTTATCCAATAGCAAGAGATTCTTTGTTGCAAATGCACACATGGAACTTTGCAGCTAAAAGAGATAACTTAGCTTTAACAACAAATACTTTAGATCAATGGGATTATGCGTATCAAGCCCCGACAGATATGATGACACCTGTCGCAGTTATATCTCCAACAGCACAAAATGATTACGCTACAAGAATGTCATCAGGAGATACACCGGGTGGAATAACATCTAATTACGCACCAACAATTGTGGCAGGTCAATATACACCACAACAATTTGCTATAGAAGGAGCATATATTTATACAAATCAAGAAAACGCAATGTTGAGATATCAAGCTTTTGTAACTGATCCCACTTTATTCTCACCTTTGTTTATTAATACGTTGTCTTGGCATCTTGCTTCTATGTTGGCAGGTCCTGTTATTAAAGGTGATCAAGGAGCAGCAGAAGCCAAACGCTGTACACAAACAATGATTTCATATTTAAGTACTGCAAAACAACAAGATAACTTACACAGAGATATAACAGTAGAGCATATAGTTCCTTGGACATCTGGGAGGTAATTAATGCCAGTTACACGCAATTTTAAACAAACTTTTTCTGGAGGAGAAATATCACCAGAAATGTTTGGTCGTATTGGAGATAATAAATTTCAACAAGGTGCAGCATTAGTTCGTAATTTTATAGTTAAACCACAAGGACCTGCACAGAACAGGTCAGGTTTTGCTTATGTAAGTGAAGTAAAAGACAGCACTAAAAAAACTAGATTATTGTCTTTTACATTTTCTACTGTGCAAACAATGATTATTGAATTTGGCGATAATTATTTTAGATTTCATACACAAGGTCAAACATTAAATTACAGTAATGGTGCTGCATGGAATAACGGTACTGCATACACAGTTGGCGATATAGCTTTGCAAGGTGGTGTTAATTATTACTGCACAGTTGCACACACAAACCAAGTGCCACCTAATACAGCTTATTGGTATGCATTACCTACAAGTTATGTATATGAAGTACCGCATCCATACACAGAAGCAGAACTGTTTGATGTACATTATGTGCAATCTGCTGACGTTATGACGCTAGTGCATCCTAATCATGCACCAAGAGAATTAAGAAGATTAGGTGCAACTAAATGGGAATTAAAAGTAATAAATTTTGGTAGCCCTTTACCACCTCCTACAGGTGTAACAGTAACTACTTATATACCTTCTTCAAGCTCTACAAACGCTGATACATACCAAGAACATAATTACGTTGTAACTGCTATAGGAACTAACTTAGTCGAAGAAAGTAATCAATCGGCAGTTGGATTATTAGCTAACGGAAATGTACCAGAAAACAATATATTTGTAACTGGAGCAAAAAATACAATTACATGGTCTGCCGTTACAGGTGCAACAAGATACAGAGTTTACAAAGAACAAGGTGGTATATATGGATTTTTAGGAGAGACAACTACAACTACATTAGTGGACGATAATGTTGCACCAGATTTTTCTAGGACACCACCAATACATGAAAATGATTTTGTAGGTACTGGTAATTATCCGGGGGCTGTATCTTATTTTGAGCAACGTAGAGTATTTGCAGGGACTAATAACGGACCTCAAGATATATGGATGACTAAGTCTGGTACTGAAAGTAATATGTCTTTTGGTTTGCCAATACAAGATGATGATCGTATTGAGTTTAGAGTGGCTGCACGTGAAGCTAATACTATTAGACATATTGTTCCTTTAACGCAATTGCTACTTCTTACAGGATCGGCAGAATGGAGAATAACTTCTATTAATAGTGACGCTATAACTCCATCTTCTATATCTGTAAAACCTCAATCTTATATTGGATCAAACAATTCACAACCAGTAATTGTTAATAATAGTTTGGTATATGCTGCCGCTCGTGGTGGTCACGTTAGAGAATTAGGGTATAACTGGCAAGCTAATGGATTTATTACAGGTGATTTATCTTTGCGGGCACCTCATTTGTTTGATAATTTAACAACAATAGATATGGCATTATCTAAAGCTCCAATACCTATTGTATGGATGACTAGTAGTAATGGAAAATTGTTAGGTCTAACTTATGTTCCAGAACAGCAATTAGGTGCATGGCATCAACATGATACAGATGGTTTATTTGAAAGCGTAGCTTGTGTTTCTGAAGGTAATGATGATGTTACATATTGTGTTATACAAAGAACTATTAATGGTGTTAGCAAAAGATATATAGAACGTATGGGTACAAGATTATTTAAAACACAAAGAGATAATTTTTTTGTTGATTGTGGTGCAACATATGATGGCACAAATACAGATACAAATAAAACAGTAACTATATCAGGCGGTACTACTTATAAAAAAGGAGAAAGCATAACAATTACAACTAACTACAATTTATTTAATGCACCTCCAAGTGTAGATGATAAAGATGATGCAATTGTTTTAGTAGATGGATCAACATATTATCGTTTAACTATTCTTTCAACTACAAGTCAAACAGTAGCAACTGCAAAACTTGATAAAGATTTACCAGTAAATTTGCGTAATACAGCTATTACAACATTTGAAGTAGCAAGAAATAAAATATCAGGACTTAATTTTTTAGAAGGTAAAAAAATAAATATATTAGCTGATGGTGCAGTACATCCACAAAAAACTGTTGCTAGTGGAAGTGTTACTTTAGATCGTGCGGCTAGTGTTGTACATCTTGGTTTACCTTATGAAAGTGATTTACAAACATTACCGTTGGCATTACAAATAGAAGCTTTCGGGCAAGGTCGAGTAAAAAATTTAAATCATGTGTGGTTAAGAGTATTAGAATCATCTGGTATTTTTGCAGGACCTAGTGCTGATAAATTAATAGAAGCAAAACAACGTACTACAGAACCATATGGAACTCCACCTAATTTAAAAACAGAAGATATAAAAATAATGGTTACTCCTACATGGCAAGATAATGGACAATTATTTGTACGACAAACAGATCCATTACCATTAACTATTGTAGGTGTAACTTGTGAAGTAGCTGTGGGTGGATAGTGTAACCGTAAAGCGATAATATAATTGTATATTTAAAAAATATATAGGTGTTTTAATATGGCAAACACAGGTGGAACTAGTTGGTCAGACCTGAGTAGGTTAGGAAAATTTAGCATAGGAATGCAAGCGTCAGGTGCATTGTCAGGTGTTATTGGCTCGTTTTTTAGTGCAGGTGCAGAGAAATATAAATATAAAACAATGGCTTTACAGCTACAGCATAAAAAGGACATGGCTTTATTTAATAGAGACATGAAAGAGAGTCAGGCACAGCATATAAGCAGGGTTTATAATAAAAGAATGCAAATGTTGGGGTTACAACAAGCTGCTGCAAAAGGAAGAGGAAAAGTATCAATGGCGGCTAGAGGTGGTCAAAGAGGTGTAGGTAGTAATAAAGATGTCATGCTTAGTAATGACATAATGATGGAAATTGATAAACATACTATGAATGCAAATAAAGTTAAAGCTGTAAATGATAAACGATTAGAAGGTGTAGGACTAGGAATACAAGCACATATGTATGGAGTAGGTGCTAATAATATGTTTGCTACAGCATCATCAATAAGTCCTTGGATGAATATGACTAGTAGTTTATTAACAGGAACAAGTAATGTAATTAGCAGTTTACCTTCATCAATGTTTATTAAGAAAACTTAATGGTAAAACGAGTACCGTATCAATCAGTTCCATCTGTAGAACTTCAAGCAGGTTCTGAAGTTCAATTTTCTGGTGGTACAGTAACACCAATGCAAGATGTAGTTACCGATGATATAGAAAGATTTGGTAAAGCACAAACACAGTTAGGACAAACACTTACTAAATTAGACGATGAATTAAATGACGCAGAAGCAAAAAAACTATATAACGCTTTACATGAAGAGATACAAGGTGAAGTTGATAACTATACAAATTTAGAAGGAGCAAATGCTGTATTGTCTAATGGCAAAACTATTGAGGGTGATCCTAAAAATGCTTTTGACGATACTAACAAAAATATAGAAAATATTTTAAAAAAATATACAGACCAATCAAGTAATGGAATGGTTAAATATATGCTTGAGAATATGTCTCAAGTTAGTATTAAATCTGCACAAAATAAAATTACACAACATTCTATAAAGCAACAACGATTATTAAAACAAAAAGAAAGTAAAGCAAAAATTAACACTCATAGAATAGATTCAATACAAAGTATTACACGTTTTAATGAACCGGGTAGTGATTATTGGACTAGTTTTGGAAGTGGTATAGCAGAAATACAAGCATATGCATTAGATCAAAATTGGAACATTGATCCTTCAAAAGGTGAGGTTAGTTGGCAATATTTAGAAATGCTACAAGACTATACAACAAAAATATATGATTCGGCATTGGAATGGTTTGGACAAGATGAAAAAACAGCAGAATTAGGCAAAAAATATTTTGAAGTACACGCACAAGGTATTCCATTAGGTGGAACAGTAATACAAATTTTAGATGGCAAAACAACTGTACAAGCTCTAGCTACATTAGAAAAAAAACAAAGTGATGCTTGTGCTGTAAAAATATGCAATAACATTTTGGAATATGAAGGTAATTCAAACAATAATAATTTTTTACATCAAGCTAATCTTTTAATGACATTAGACAGTAATAATACAACTGATAATGGTAATGGTTCAGCAGTTATAGACGGTCAAAATGCTGATCAAATGGAAAATGTAGAAGCAACAAGTAGTGAAAATATTGAATCTTTACAACAAGCTAGAGCAACATCAAAATATTATAATCCCGAATCAACATCATTTGGAGGAATTATACCTCAACATCAAACTGTACATTTGTTTGCAATACAAAAACTAGGTGTTGAAAAAGCTGACACACTTTACTCAAATGCAGTTAAAGATGCAGATATAGATCAAGATAAATATGAAAACGATCAAGCGTATTTTGTAGCAAAAAATCAGGAAATTATAGCTAATTTTAATAAATCATTTATTGCTGAAGTAGATCAAGCATACACTCCAAAAGTGCAAGAATTAACAAAGACATTAGAAAAGCTACAAAAAAGAAACAGTAAGATGAAAAGTAAAGGTGTTTATGTAAAAAAGAAAAAAGAGTTAAAACTAAAAATTGCAGAAACTAAAGAAGAATTAAATATTGCAAAAGAACAATCAAGTAAATATATAGATACAACAACTAATGATTTATTAATAATAAATAAAGAAATTAACTATGATCATGTAGATGGTCAGGCATATGTTGAAGTAAATCCAAAAACACAATTACCTCCATTAAAGTTTTTTGAAGATAAAATAATAGCAACGATAAAAGATCCTGAGAAACAAAAAGTAGCTTTAGAAGAATTAAAATTTAATTACCGTAAAAAAGAAGAAGAAAGATTAAATCGATATAACGGTGCATATTTGAATGCACAAGACATTGCTTTTTCAGAACCAGATGGTTGGAAATTATTAAAAGCAAATGGTATCGATATAAATATGTTTACAAAAGAAGATCAAATTGCATTAAAAGGAGGACATCCACCTGAGTCAGATATTAATGCAGTTGTAGAAATAGAACAAAATGAAGAAGAAATTTTGACAGATGAAAATAAATTAAAAGTTTATATGCCAAAATTAAATAAAGGTCAATATGAATATTATGTAAATCAACTAAATAAAGCCAAAACAAACAAAGCAAAAAGCGCAGGGTTAAAAGTAGATCCAGAAATTTTTCATTCAGCATTAATAGAAAATGATCTTGGAAATTTAGTAGATGCTTCAAAATCTTCTCATAAAGACCATGAAAAATATTTAAAATTAAAAATGGCATATAGGGATCGTTTAAATTTTTATTATGACAATGGTATAGAAATAAATTATGACAAAAGAAAAGCAATAATTAAAGAGATATTAACTGATGAAGTTATTTACGATGGAAGGATTAAAAATAATACAAAATCATTTTTTCAATATAAAACAAGTGATTTTGATCAACTCTTTATTGAGGTTGATACAAAAGATGGCGATACGGTGGCAGTTTATTTAAACGATATACCAATGAATTTACAATCTAGGATACAAAAAGCTTTATTAAATAGAGGTTTACCTCCAACATATCAAAATATGGCACAAGAATATTACGATACAGGTAGACCTAAAGATACAGATACATATGAAAAAAGTTTAAAAATAAATATGATGAGAGGATATTAAATATGGATGACAAAATAATTAAGTACGAAGATATAGGTGATTATGAAAATAATAATACTTCTAATGTTTTTAATAAATCTGGTGATGCATTAGATATTGAATATGCAAAATTTGAACAAGATAGGCAATGGAATAATATAAGACAAACTTTAAAAGCCGTTAGTGAAATGGACGGTGATAAAGTTGGTGAAATACAAAAATTTAAAGAACAATTTAATTTACCAGCAGATTTTGAATTAAACAATGATGACGAAACATTCAATTATATAAAAAAAAGAAAACGTGAAGAATATATTCTTAATCAAAATTTTGCAAAAATAAATCCAATATTAGCAAGACAATTAGAAGATCCTCGGTTTGCTGCATTAGCACATGACAACATAGAACATTTACAAGAATATTACACAACTGGTAGAGCTTTAACTATGCCTTTTCGATGGATATACGGTGGAGGTGTTGGGTTACAACAAGGTATACATAAAGGTTGGCTAACTAACGAAAGAGGATTATTAGGATATCAATTAATGACAGGTGATCCAGATAATGAATATCACCAAGGCGATAGAATTAAAAAATTTATAGCAGCTGACATATTTGGTGCTTTTAGTGAAAAACAAACAAGAGAAGAAAAATTAGCACGGATAAAAGAAATTGATGAAAAAATTGCAATGTATAACGAGGATGGTGTTAATTGGATAGAAGCAGGTGCGTATTACGCGGGTCAATGGTCAAGACAATTACCTGCGGCTGCAACAACAGGTTTAGTTACTGCAAAAATTAATGCAAAGCTTGGTGCAATAGCAGGTAGTGTTGTTCCCGGTAAAGGTACTGCTATAGGTGGAGTTATTGGTGCTACTACAGGATTACCAGCCGCATTTAATTATATGGCGATTAATTCATACATGGTTGAAGGTGGTAACTCTTATTTAGATGCTATAACCAGAGTTGGTGGATTATCACATGAAGATGCTGCAAGGCAAGCTCATATGGTGGGATTCCTTGCGGCTGGTGTAGAACGTATTGGATTGCCATTTTTATTTAAAGGAACATCTAGTTTAGCTAGTAAAGGTTTAGTAAAAATAGGAACTAATAAATGGTTGCAAGGTTCATTAGGAAGATCTGGATTAGGTCCTAAGTTAGAATCTTCTTGGGTAATGTTAAATAAAAGATTTCTTAGAAGATCTGTTAAAGATTCTTTAAGTGATAAGTTTCAACAACTCACAGTATATTCTGCTACACAAGATATATTTAAAGACATAGCAACTAATATATTGTCAGAAACTTCAACTGAAGTAGTCCAAGAATTAATTAATATTATTGGTTTTAACATAGCTGCAGAAATGGCTACATATGAAACAAATCCTGTTGAAATGGAAGAAGGCATGGACAGGATTAAAGGAGTAATGTGGGATACCTTTAGAGGAATGGTGACATTTGGAATTGTGACTTCTGGTGGTGGATATATGCGTACAGCAAATAATGTTAGGCAATCAGATAGTGATCAACAATATATTGAACAAATGCTTGAGATAACAAAAGATGATAAGACAAAAAAAAGAAACAAAAATTTATGGCAAAACTATATGGATTTAGTTGGAGACAGATTTGGTGTTAAAGATTGGTATGTAGATGCAGAAACTTTTCAACAGCAATTAGATGAAAATGATATTTCAATGGAGCAATTAGAACTATTTGATAAAAATTTAAGTAGTCAATTAAGAAAAGCAACTGATGAGGGTCTTGTTGGTAAAAGCATAAAAATAACTCAAGGTGATTATTTAGCTAATATTGCAGGTTCAGATTTCCACAGTATATTAAGGCCACATCTACGTCTTGGCAATAATACATATAGTCAAAAAGAATTTCAAGAAGTATATAAAATCAAAGATAAGATGTTAGACCAAACATTAAAAGATATAAAAACAAAAACAGCAGAATTTAAAGAATCACAAAGAGAAGCTAACGCATATAAAAAACAAATAAAAGAACAGTTAGTAGCTACAGGTAAATACACTAAAGAAGTTGCCACACAACTAACACATTTACCTTTAGCTTTTGCTTTGACATTTGCAAAAAGAAATAATATGAATATTAAGGATTTTATAAATAAATATTTTTATAACGTAATTTATGAAGGTAAACCACAAGATTTTGGTAATGACTTTTTTAATCAAAATGGTTCTGTAAAAACTGATAGTGCTTTGTTTAAAAATTGGTTTGGTAAATCAAAAATGAAAAATGCCGATGGTACTCCTCAAGTTTTATACCACGGCACTACAAGTAGTTTTGATCGTTACAATTTAAAAAATACAAATAGACCTGACATAGGAATTTTTGGTAGAGGTATATATCTTTCATTAAATGAAAATAACGCTAAAACATACAAACAACAAAAAAATTTAGATCCTGATGTTATGCCCTCGTATGTGCGTCTAGAAAACCCATATAGAGAAACTAATCCAAACATTAAAGAACAATTGCAAAAAGGTGGTAAAGGAGCAAAAACTAGTTACAGAAAAAAGTTAATACAAGAAGGACATGATGGTGTATTAGTTGTTAATCCTGATACTAACGAGGTTACAGAAGTAGTTGTATTTGACAGTAATGCAGTTAAATCAGTTAACGATAAAGACAATTGGTCTAGAGAAATTGACAATATATATGAACAACAATTAGAAACTTTTGAACAACGAGGTCAACAAGAACAAGGAAATGTTGTACCGCAAGCTGTATATCAAATTGCCAAAATAGTAGAAAATTTTGATTTTGCAAAAAGCAAACCTTTCAAAACTAATAGACAATTTAAATTAGAAATACAAAACCGTGTTAAAAAAGAAGCAAAGAAAAATAATGTTGATCTTTCTAAATTTACAGTAGAAGCAGAAAAATATCTTGTACAAACATTATTAGCAGATGCAAGATTTGCATTAATAGAAAATAGTAATGCAGTTGGTTGGTATGACGAAAAAGTAACTAAAGCAGTACGAATACTTGCTCTTAAATATCCTAAAGTTGCTACTGATATTAAACATGGTTTTATTTTTAAATGGGCTTTAGCAACAACAAGTAACGGTATAAAAGTAGATAAAAACTTTGAATATGCAGCAGATGTATATGAAAAATGGTTGATGTCAGAACAAGAATTAGGAGAAGGAAAAGGTAGATTGCCAGAGTTAATGTTGAATATAGAAGGCGAAGAAACAGGTGGTCAATCTAGAGATGCAATGGAAAAATCTTTTAGAAGATTAAATGATTTGTTAGATAATAAACCTTTTGCAGAATTAGAAAAATTTATGAGAACTAAACATACAGTAAAAGAAGTAAATGAATTTGTTGGAAATGATAGAAATGGCAAACCAATAGAAGTACCTTCTGATTTTAGTTTGACAGATGTAGTTTATGGTTCTGCCATTATTGGACCTAAAATTGGTAATGGATTTTTTGCAAATTTATATGGTAATTATGATTCGTTAACTGTAGATAGATGGGCTATGCGTACATGGGGTCGTATGACAGGTACGTTAGTTTTAGACAGAGAAAGATTAGCAAAACAAAAAAGAGAAAATATTAAAGCAATAATAAGAGCATTAACTAAAGAACAAAAAAAGGCATTTGAAACAATAATAGGTAGAAAACTTACATTAGGAGATATTGATAATGTTGCTTTAGCTATTAAAAGAAAATCAGTTTTAAAAGAAACTCGCAATAAAATGGCTCTAGTTGCAACATTTGCAGAAGATCCAAAACATCAGCAAATATTTTTAGACATAATGGGTAAACCTAGAAAAGGTGATAAGACATTAAGTCTTGGAGATTTGTTGCGTAAACAAGGTAATGGTTTAGTTAAAGATAATGACGGTCAAAAAGAAGCACCAAGTGGTCCTGTAGAACGTAGAAATATTGTCAAAGTATTTTCACAAGTATTAGAAATTTTAAATAAAGAATATCCAAATTTAACAATGGCAGACCTACAAGCACTTGTTTGGTATCCAGAAAAAAAATTATATGAAACTGCAAAAATAAAAGAAGAAAAAGCAGAAACAGGTTATGACGATAATGAAGCTCCTGACTATGCTAATGCTGCTGCATCGTTTGTTGCTACAATGGGTATATCAGATGATCTTATACAAAGCACTATAAAGGAGGTTGATGATGAGTTACAGTCCGATGAGCAGTCAACAGGAACACAACGAACAGATGGAGAACGAGGAAGTAACATTGATGTTGGAGAAACTTTCCAACAACAAGATACAGAAGGCACAAACATTGACGAACTCACAGGACTCCCCATCAACCCAGACGGAACAGTTACCCTCTACCACCACACCAGTAGAAAAAACGCAGAATCAATCAGATCAACAGGAGAACTTAGAAGTGCTGGAGAACCTGATGTCTACGTTACCACCAGAGCTATCACAGATATTGGATATGGTAATACAGCAGTTCCCATCAGGGTTGACCCTAGAATCCTTGAACTCAATGATGAATTCCCTAACGGACGAAAAGATTTCAACATCAGACTTCAAGACGATAAAGGAAACCTTAGATACGGCGGGTCTATTGCTGTAAAAGTTGGCGAATTTTATGAGCAAAGAAGAGATAGCAAAGGACCTAAAGGAAGATTTGATCCAAAATCGTTTACAACTTTATTAAATAAAGACTCAGATATATCTACATTTTTCCATGAAACTGGTCATTATATGTTGTCAGTTATGGAAGATATTGTTTTAAGTGGTGATGCTCCTGCCGACATAATAAATGACTTTAATGTTTTACTTGATTTTTGGGGTGTTGAAGATATAGATACATGGAGCAAATTGTCTATAGAACAGAAAAAAGAATACCATGAAGCGTTTGCATTAAATTTTGAAATCTATTTGCATACAGGTAAAGTGCCAGTTAAAGGAACATATCTACGCAGAATATTCAGAGACTTTGCAAGATTTCTTGAAGAAGTTTATCAAGACATTAAATACAATCTTAATAACACATATAAAGCATTATTTGGTAAAGACTTACCAGTTCTTACAGATGAAGTAAGAAGTGTTATGGATCGTATGCTTTCAACTAATCAAGACATAATATTAGCTAACGAAATGTATGGAATGAAAGCAATGTTCCAAACAAAAGAGCAAAGCGGTATGTCAGATTCTGAATGGGCTAATTACCAACAACAATTGCAAGAAGCATTTGATGAATCTAAAGAAATACTAAATCAAAAAAGCATGGCACAATTAAGTTGGTTTGAAAATGCAAAAGGTAAATATTTAGCTGATTTACAAAGAAAACATAAAAAAACTTATAAAAAAGTAGAAGCAGAAGTTACTGAAGAAGTAGAAAATGAAACAGTATATAGATTAATTAATTATTTAAAAAAAGGAGAAACAAGAAATGACAAAGGCGAAAAAATAAAAGTTCAATCTGGAAATAAAATTTCTATTGAAAGCGTAAAACAACTAGTTCCATTTCACGATATGAAATTTGAAATGAAAGAACTTGGTTATGGTAAGTCAGGTATGTTAGCTAAAGACGGTCAAAGTGTAGAAGATATAGCAGATTTGTTTGGTTACAAGAGTGGTTTAGATATGTTAGACGCAATATTAAGTGCAAGAGATATAAAGGAAGTTATAAAAGAAAGAACAGAAAAACGTATGTTAGAAGAATATTCTGAATTAGTTGATGAGAAACAAATACAATTAGGATTACAAGAAGCTTTACACAATGAAGCACGAGCAAGATTTATTTCTTTAGAACTTAAATTTTTATCTAAATCTACACAACCAGTTCGTTTACAAATTGCTGCAGCAAATGAGGCTGCATTAGACATACTTGCTAATACAAAATTAGAAGACATAAGAGTTAGTGATTATACTCGTGATGAAGAAAAAGCAAGAAAAAGAACAGAAGAACATTTAGGTAAAAAAGATCCAGAAAGTTTAAGAATGGCTATAGAAGCTAAACGATCACAATTAATAGCAAATCAATTAGCAAAAGAATCAGTTGAAATATTAAAACGATACGATAATGCAACTAAGAAAAATGGAAAATTTCAAAAGTTCTTACAAACAGATAAACAGTTTAGAGATAAAAATAACAAGTCAAAAAGAAATATGTTTTTAATAGATGCAGGTAGAGCTATCTTGTATTCCTATGGTATTGGCAAACAAAAAATAAATGTACAAGAAAAAATGAAACAAATACAAGAATACAATCCATTTACATACGAACAACTAGAACCAATTATTTTAAAAGCAAGTCAAAAAAGTGGAAAAACAGAATTAACATCTTTGACAGTTGATGAATTTTATAATGTAGAAGATACGTTAGATACTTTATGGTATCAATCTTTAAGAGATGAACAGATAAGACAAGGTAATAAATTAGTAACTTTCCAAGAAGCATTACAACCAATATTAGATTTATTAGATAAAAGAATATCTCAAAGCCCTGCGGCACGAGAACGACAAATTAATCCACCGGGTAAATCAGAAGCAATTAATGTTGGGTGGAAACAAAAACTACATAAATTTGCTTTAACATTAGGATCTAATTTGCAACGTATGGAAAGTTTTGTTGATCTTATAGATGGTGCAGATGAAGTTATGAAAGGTTTTGGTTCGGCAGTATTACAGTTAAAAGACGGTAAATTAGGATATTTATATAACACTTTATTTTATCCAATAAAAGAAGCATTAAATGAATATAGACAACAACAATATGTAATTACTAGAGAATATACTGAGTTAGTAGCTGCCTTAGATTTTGGTAAGAAAGAAGCTAAAATAACTGCATTTGAATTTAATGAAGTTTCTGAAGAATCAACTCCATATACATTTGGTACTGATTCTGATGGTATAGGAAAAGTAGAATTACTTGGAGCTATGTTGCATACAGGTAATGATAGTAATCTAAAAAAATTATTATTAGGTAGAGGTTGGGGTTCATTGAATGAAGATGGCACTTTAAATACAACACATTGGGATAATTTTGTACAACGTATGAAAGATGAAGGATTTTTAACAGCAACTGATTATATCTTTATGCAAGCTGTATGGGATTTAAATCAAAAAATGTTGCCACTATTACAACAAGCACATAGAGAACTTAACGGATATTATTTTAAAACTGTAGAAGCTACACCTATTGTTAATGAGTTTGGTACTTTTAGAGGTGGATATGTCCCTGCAAAAGGCGATCCTAATATGACTAAACAAGACGTAGAAATAACTGTTGAACAATTAGAAAGAGATTTCAGATTGTCATTACCTATGGTAGAAAACGGCATGACAAAAGAACGTAATGAAAATTTTGCACAACCATTATCGTTAAATTTAAATTATATGACTAAACATATAGATGATTCTTTGCGTTATGCATATGTACAACCTAAAGTAAAAGACGCTTTAAAAATAGTAAATAACAAAGAATTTCAGAAAAAATTACAAATATTAAATCCTACAAAATTAGATTATCTAATTAAACCTTGGCTACAAACTGTTGTATCGCAAAGAACTTTTGCTCCTACTGGATTAGGACCAGAATTTGATACAACTTTAAATTCTGTTAGAAAAAAAGGTGGTATGGCAGTTATGTTCTTTAATCTTAAGAATGCTATAGAACAATACACAGGTGTGTTCCCCGCAATGTTAAAAGCAACACCAGTACAAATGATAAGTTCATTGCAAAATTATATGCAAGATAGACAAGGTACTATGCAAGCAATTGCAGATTTGTCACCGTTTATGGCAGATCGTCAACTTAACCAGATATTTGATATACAAGATAGATTAAATGAATTATTAGTTAATCCAAATAGATTTGACAGATTTAAAGATTGGTCTACTAGACACGCATATTTTTTACAGCAAACATTTCAAAACCAAGTAGACGCTGTTGTATGGATGGCAGTATATAACCAAACACATCAAAAATTACCTACATCTATGAGCGATATAGATGTACAAACAGAAGCTATAAAGCAAGCGGATGCCGCTGTTCGTATGACACAAGATAGTTTACTACCAGAAGACAGAGCAGGTTTCCAAAATTGGAATCCTATAATTCAATCTATAAGTCAATTTACTGGTTACTTTAATAACATAGCTAACTTAGACAATAATCAATATCAAAAAATAACAAGAGATCTTGGATTTAATAATAAAGGCAAAGGTACAGAACAATTATTTTATATGTATCTTTATGCAATTATGATGCCCGCTGTTATTGCAGGTCTTATTGGTAGAACTTTTGCAGGTAATTTGTTCTTGGATGAAGATGATGATGGCATGATAGCTGATGACATGATGAAAGCAGTATTAGGAGATCTTATAAATTATAAAAAAGCATTTGTTCCAATTTTTGGTAATGCATTGCTTATTCCTATAAATCAGTTTGATGATAAACCTTGGAATGACAGTATGGTTTCTAGTCCATCTATAGAGTTATTAACAAGAGGTGGTCGGACTTTAGTTAAAATTCCTGTTGATCTTTATCAAGGTAAAGGTATTAGCGGTTATCAGATAAGAGATATAAGTGCTTTAATTACAATAATTTCTGGCATACCAGTTACTCCTGTCGGTAGAACTGGCGGTTATTTATTAGATGTTTACTCAGGAAAAGTAAATCCAGAAAATACGGCAGATTTTATTAGAGGTACTCTTACAGGTAAATCTAGTAAAGGAAGTAGGAGGTAGATAAGGTGTGACCGTAACCAATAAAAGTAATTGTATCTTTAGTAAGATATACAAATTGTTTCGTCAATGACGATTAATTCTACAGTAAGAAAGACGAACCTGTTTGTAGGTAATGGAAATGCTAGTACTTTTCCGTTTACATTTAAGGTATTTACAGTAGCAGAAATAGTTGTAGTTAAAGTTACTACCGCAACAAGTACTGAGACTACTTTAACTTTACAAACTGATTATACTGTTCTTTTAAACCCAGATCAGAACAGCAACCCCGGTGGTAGCGTTACTTTAGTATCTGGTGGTGTAGCACAAAATTTAGCAACTGGATTTAATTTAATTATTACTTCTGACGTACAGCCTACACAGGGAACAGATCTAACTAACCAAGGTGGATTTTTTCCAGAAGTTATAAACGATGCACTTGATAAAGCAGTAATTTTACATCAGCAACAACAAGAAGTATTAGATAGATCTATTAGATTTGCTTTAACAAATACAATTGGTAGTTTAGAAATAACTGAAGATGCTAATGCTCGTGCTAATAAAATTCTAGGATTTGATTCACAAGGTGAATTCCAAGTAGCACAAGAACTAGGTGTTAATAAGGGAGATTGGGTGGCAGCTACTTCATATAACATTAGAGATATAGTTAGAGATGCATCTAATTACAATGTATACATTTGTAAAACAGCACATACATCTAGTGGTTCTACACCATTAAAAACTAATGCAGATATAGGTAATTGGGATTTATTAATAGATGGAGAACAAGCAGGTATCGCTGCAAACACGGCAACAGCACAGGCGACAATTGCTACTAATCAAGCAACTGCTTCTGCTAACTCTGCATCTGCTGCACTTACTTCAGAAAATAATGCATCAGGCCATAGAAGTGCTGCATCTGCTTCACAAATAGACGCAGGTCTACACGCAGGAACTGCACAAACAAATGCAAATACTGCAACTACTAAAGCGGCAGAGGCTTTACAAAGTGCAAATGACGCTCAAGCATATGCCGCACAAGCGGCAGCCGCGGGTGGTGGTGGTGCTGTAAAAATTAGTCCAACTGACACAACTACTGGATTTATGACGCAGAAATTTGTTGAAGGGATAGATATTGTATTTACCCTTAAAAACCAAGGTGCTAATGAAACATTAGAAGTTTCTGCTCCTTATGGTGTCGCATATGCAATTGCTTTAGGAGGTTAAAACGCAATGGCAAAAAAATTATTACACGACTATACCTTTGATGCATCTGCCAAACAGGTAGTTTTACAAGGAGTATATAAAAGAGAAAGATTATTAATGGTCAGTAATGTTACTGATAACGTAATACTTTTTGTTTTTAACCAAACTGCTTTTAGTTTAACTTCATTTTCTAATGATCTTACTGCACAAACTACAACATTAAATTTGACGTATGACACTACGTCTATGTCAGACACAGATGTACTGCAAATATTTATAGAAGAAGATAGCGTAGCAATTGCACCTGCTGAAACATATGTAGATCCTGTATCTAAATTAAGAGTAAGCAACCCAGAAAACTTAATTGATACTGACTTTGAATATGGATTACAATCTACAAAATGGGAAACATTAGAGTTAGTTAAAAATATTCCTACATTTTATAGTCGTAATGGTGATGAAAGTTTAAGTTTATCTAGCGTAACTAAAACTAATGGTAGTGAAATTATATCTGTTGTTACTTCAGAAAGTCATAACTTATCTATAGGAAACCCAATTATTGTTCAAGGTACTGACAGTATTTCAGCCGATGGTGCTTTTATTGTTACTGCTATACCTTCAACTACTAGTTTCCAATACAAAGCTAAATCAGCACAATCTGGTACTGGTTCTATATTAGATACATACACACAAATATTTGTTGGATCTGTTTATCAAGGTACTGAATTTCAATTATCTGCATTAAACGCAATAACTACTGATGCAGCCAATCCATCTACATTAACAGTAGAAACAGAAGATCCTACAAACTTTAGTATAGGAACTAGTTTCTTTTTAAGTAATAGTTTAGGTAGTAAAAGTATTTCTGTTAACGCAGCAAATGTAGAGCCAAACAACCATAGAACTAAGGTTGAATCATTCACACACATGACAGCCACCAGTTTTGGTGACAAGTCTAAATGGGCTATTGGTGCTATTAATCCATACAACTGGACACCTAAACGTGGAATGTTTGTAATTACTGGTGGACAGGCAGATAGTGATGTTAACTTTAACACTACAACTAATGAAATAGAATTTGATGAAGACCATGTATTTGCTGATGGTGAAGCTGCATACTGGGTTAATGGATATGGAAACAGTACACCGGGCGGACTATCAGAAAGACCTTACTGGGTAAGAGTTGTAGATACTAAAAAAATATATCTTACAATTAGTGGTCCTACAGGATTAAACAGAGTCAACCTTACAGGTCAAGGAGCTAACGCAGGTCATATGCGTTCCTGTTTAATGTGGGGTCTTTATGCTTCTTCAGTTAATACAACAACTGAAGTGTGGACATTTGACCAAAACTTTACTAATGCTAATGGTACACATCCTCCGGGCTGTGATGCCAATACACCATATAGACCTTTTTATACAACAATAGGTGGTCTTAATTATAGTGGTACTCCTTCAACTTACTTTATGTATTACTTTGAAGGTGACGCTACTCCATATTCATACTATCTTGCACCCGAATCTGGTACACAAAACCAAGCTAAGTTTTTATTAAGCGTAGGTGGTGCTACTGCTAATGCGACAAGTACTACTGTCAATGGAATTATTGTTCCTATGGAGGAGCAAAGTAAGAGTGATATGAATAGTATCTATTTACCCAGAGGTGGTTGGGTAAATGGAGATCAAGTGTATTACAACTCTACGTCTATCCCCGGAGCGTTTACTAATAATGGTTACTACGAATTAATAGCTGCCGATTCTGCATACCCAAACAGATTTAGATTCCAAGGTGTTAACTTATATCCTGCTAATTCCACCGTAATTAATATGACTAACTATGGTGGCACAACAAACAACATATCTACATTTTTAAAAGTAGGTCTTAGGTTAAGAACTCAAGCAACTGGTGAAACTGGTGGTTGGGCTTTAGGATCACCTCAACCTAAAAACTGGTTACCAGAAGAAGCATTTTTCTTTGTACCGGGTACAGGTACTAATAGCACTATTGGTGTAGACGCAACTGCTGATACAATTCAATTTACATCGGCACATGGACTAGTAGATGATCAGCCATATGTATATTTCCGTGGTTATGGTAATGGTAATATAGGTGGACTAACAGATTCACGTTGGTATTACGTCAGAGTTGTAGATGCAACTAAGATTTATTTAACCTTAACCCAAGGTAGTACAACTAAAGTTAATTTAACTACTGCTGGTTCAGCAGCAGGTATATCAAGAGCGTGTTTCTGTAGAGGGTATCGTGCAACAGGATCAGCAAATACAGCAGAAGACACTATTACCTTTATAGATAATTTAAATGTAACGGCAGGGCAAAATCAATTATTGATGGCTTGTTATACAACCTTTGGTGGCATAACTGTATTTTCTAGCTCAGATATGATAATGAGTTATGAGATAGGTGGTGGTCAAGTTGTATATCCTAAAACTGTTTCACCTGATGGATTGACAATATCATTCTCAGATCAACTAGGTGGCTCTACTAAACAATTATCTGGTGCTGTTTCGTCAGGTATTATGATTAAAGTAAGGCGAGCACCTGATGCCAATAGTTTATATTTCCCTAATCATGGATTAGAAACTGGCGATCAAGTTTATCATAATGCCAACTCTACTGCGATATCAGGTTTATCTAATAGTTATAGATGGAGAGTTGAAAAAGTAGATAATAATAGAATACGATTTGCATGGACAGATTATACCTACACAAATAATTTTGGTAACTATGGTAATGGTGCTGCCACTACATATGATTTAATAATTCCTTTTGCAATTGTTGCTAGTGGAGATTATATACACGCAACTAATCATGGATTAAACAATGGAGATGCAGTTACATACAACGCAAATAGTGGTGAACTAATACATCCACTTGTTGATGGAACAACGTACTTTGTACAGAATGCAACAGCAGATAAATTTCAATTATCAACAACTGCTGATGAAGTTACTGGTACTGCTGTAGATGTTTTACAAAACACTTCTTATATAACTGGTAATAGTTTTTATTGGTATATGATTGGTCATCCATTCAATACAGGTGATCGTGTTAAGTATACAAGTTCAAGTCCAGTATCACCATTTAAATCTGGTGCATATTACTACGTTTACAAGCACAACGCTAACTATATTATTCTTCATCAAACTTATGACTCCTGTTTAATAAATGATTATTATGGACAAATATATACTGCAAAACCATTTTCTGGTACAGGTACATTCCAAAAAACAAACGTAGTAGATCTTGCTACAAAAGGTGTAGGCACACAAATCTTTAACGCAACTACCCCCGGATCTACTGATGGTGTATATAAAATTGCAAGTATTGTTAACGACACAAAATTTACATTTAGTGCAGGTTCACAAATACAAAACAGGATTGTAAACTTTACTCCTAATTCAGCAGTATGGATAGAACAAGATGCAATAAGAATTCCTGATCATAATTTTGTTACAGGACAAGATGTTGCATATAGTCATGGTAGTACTGGAACTGTTGTTACATATGCAGTAACTGTAGTTGCAGGTAAGTTTTATATTGATGGTGTACAACAACCAACACTCACATTAAAAGAAGGACATAAATATATTTTCGACCAATCAGATTCAAGCAATGGAGGAGGAGGAACACACCCATTAAGATTTAGTATTACAAATGATGGTACACATAATAGTGGTACTGAATATACAACTGGAGTTACAGCAACAGGCACACTTGGTACTGATGCAAAAGTAGAAATAATTGTTGCATCTGGTGTTGCTACCTTGTACTACTATTGCTCCAACCATGCAGGTATGGGTGGTCAAGCAAACACACCTGCTATCACAGAAGTTGAAGTTGGTGGGTTAGCTACAAGAACAACTTATTTTATAATTAGAGTTAGCCGAAACTGGATAAGATTAGCAACAGATTTAACTAACGCAAACGCAGGTACATACATTACATTGACCTCTCAAGGTGATGGTCTACAGCAATTTGAAACAAACAGTTTAGTAGGTGAAGTAATAGGTGGGGGAACAGTTA